TTGTCCACGATGTATTGTAAACCCTGCATTATCTGCTCCTTGTTGGCTGACTACGGCGGCCTTTTTCTGTTACTGAGTAGATGAACTGCGGATCACGTGCTACCAGGGCACGGAAACTGCTGGCATCTACGGCCTGTATGCTGTAATTAACTGTGGTCAAGTTTTGCATTGTGGTACCACCTAAAGCCGTGTTGGGAATGATTTTACCAGCGGATTGGGGCATGAAAAGTTCTGGACCACGCTCGCCAACTACACTCAGTTGTCCTGCTGGAATATTTCCACCATTAGCGTATCCTGGCAATCCTAATACTGCGGCTCCGGCCTTTGTACTGCCACCACCAAACAATCCGCCAAACAAGCCACCCAATATGCCGCCGCCACCTCCGCCACCAAACAAACCAGTGATTATTTTTCTTGTTTGAATACGAATCAAGTCAGCAATCAAACTGTTGGCTAGATCTTTGAAACTCAACTTGCCTGTTTGAACAAACTTGACCAAAGCATCTTCCATGCCTCCAGTGAATGTTTCAAAATAAGTTTTGGCCTGGCTGGCAGCATTGTTGGCTGATTCAGCATAGGCAGCAAATGTTTCTGCCAATCCAGATGCAAATGTTTGACTGTTGGTCAACACTTCTGTTTGTGCTGCGGCAATGCCTCGATAGCCTTCAGCAATGGACTGCAAACCTGCTGCCAATTCTTCTGCACGTTCAGCAGTGAGCCCATCTTCACTTTCGAATGTGGCTGCAAATGCACGACCTGCTTCCAACGCTGCTGTTCTTGCACTTTCTTGAATTTCTGCAAATTGACGAGCCAAAGGTCCAACACCTCGTTGATTGGTTTCAAATCCAATACTGACACGCTTGTCATTGATGTCTCGCAATGCACCACCTAAAGTTTCATAACTTGCTGCTTGTTCTCGTAGACGATCACCAATGTATTCCAAGTTGGAAACTCTTTCTGCTTCTGTATTCTTGATCAGTTGTTGTTTCTTTAATTCATCTTCAATTGCTCGACCATTGCTCATGTGCAAAGCATAATAGGTCTCGCTTAATTTTTTAAGTTTCTTTTCTTCATCTGTCAATAATTCAACTTTGTCTTTGCTGGCTGCAAGATCATCATCTTTCAAAAACTTTTGTGATGCTAGTTCAATTCCGATCTCACTTTGTACTTCACTTAATTTACTTTGCAGTTGATTTTGTTGTTGCAAGTATCTTTGAGTCTCAGCATTGAGTGCCGTGGCAATCTCTTTCTGATCTTCTGTCATGCCCAGCAAACTGGTTTGAAACTTGAGATCACCTGACAAATAATTGCTGAATGTTTGAGCTTCTGTATTCAACTGCACGTAGGCTTGTTGCTGGCCTGTCAAGGCAGCATTGAATTTTCTAATGCGTTCCATTTCACGTTCGGCGGCTTTGTCACGCACTTCACGCAATTCTTTTGCACGATCTTTAGCTGCTTTGTCTGCGGCTTCACGATTGGCAATTTCTTTTGGATCACCACGACCTTGTCCTGATCCTCTCTGTGCAGCCGCTTCAGCATCTTTGCGTGCCTGTGCTGCCTTTTCAGCCAATGCCAGCAGTGGAGTCCCTAGTCCAACAGCATTGTCAATGCCCAGTATTCTGCCAATCAAGTTAGTTGGCAAATTTAACAGGTCACCGGCAGCACGAGTTAGATGCTCAAGTCCAATGGCAATAGCATTGACACCTTTTTCAATGTAGTTGGTTTGAAATACTGACTTTTCTAAGTAGGAAAAGGCTTCAACTATTGTGTAGATCAATCCTGCTAATCCAGCAAAGCGCAATAGGCTTCTTGCAAGACTGGCAACAGCAAATCCCACAAGTTGTAGACTATTTTTGCTAGAGTCTAATATGCCTACGGCACGACCTATGTTCTTGAAGAAACCAAAGAAACTGGCTCCAATCATATTGACATTATGTGCCAGTGCTGATCCTGATCCTGCCAATCTACCGTAGGCTGTGCTCAACGAATTTATAATGGCTAGACCTTTAGTCAATGCAAACAATGCAATTCCAAGGCTAGCTACAGTTTTAATAATCTGCTTGATGCTTTCAATGCTGATGTCTAACTTGCTGACAAATTCATTGATAGGACGCAGAACTTCTAACAAGGCAGTTTGAAATTTACGTATTGTGACTTCTAAATTCTGTTGTGCAGCAGCACCTGCGGCAATGCTACCGCTATACTTTTCGCTTTCAATACGAGAAGTTCGATAAGCATCAGCTAATCCACCAAACTTTACATTACGAAACTCTTTGCCCAACAGTTGAGTAATCAATGCACTGCGTTGTGCGCTGTTGGTAATTGCATCAAGACCCTTAATGGTTTTTTCTAATATGTCTTGTTCACTAAGTGTGCGTAAATCATTTAAAGTGACACCAACTGATTTGAATGCTTTTTGAGTTTCTTCACTACCTTCGGCAGCTTCTCCGATAGCATTAACTAATTTTAAAATACCTTTCTGAGCACCTTCAGCTGATCCGCCATTTTCACTCACGGCATTGCTGAATCCCAAAATATTTGCGGTAGCAATGCCTGTGGCATCACTTAGATCCTGAACAGCATCAGCAAAACGAAGACTACTGCTAATAACAGCACCAAGACTGATTGTGGCAATGGTTTCTCTAAATCTCAAGAATGTAGCATTGAGCCCGCCCACACTCTGTTGCAGTTTTGCCAAATTGCGTTCTGCTGGTGTGGAGTTTACTTGCACGTCATATGATAGATCAGCCATGCTTATTTCCTTTTCATTATTTTGTCAGTGGTCTTTTTCACAAAGGCTTCAGTAGGTCTAGTCATACCATCAGGTGCTTGTCGGCTGTATCCTTGATCCAATCTCTCTGCATAAGGATATGCTGCCACAATGGTATCTTGTTTGAGAACTGTTGATCTGCGAGCACGGCCAGTACGAATAGGAGTATGAGCTCGAAAGAAGGTGTAGGCTTGCCCAGGCACAGCATCTAGTTGTGCAATCTTCTTTTTCAAATTGGGTGTTAGTTTATCTACACCTATCTTTAACGAAATCATGCTTGCTCCTTTATCTTCAACAGTTCTTCAACACTCAACTCAGGAACATAACCTTCTTGGCTGGCCTTTTGTTGATGTTGCTCCAGTGTCATTGCAGTGTCCATAATTACTAGATCAAAAGTTGTTGCCCTTGAAATTATTTCACCGGGCAACATACCATAGCGTTGCCCCATTCTGTCCAGTGTCAGTATCAAACTGCTTTCTAGACTCTTAGGATCTATGGTCTCCTGAGTTACTTTCCCAGCGTTTCAACTACCTTGCCAATGACCTTTGTCATTATGTTGGTAGGTAAAATTAATCCGTCCTTGACAACAGCGTTGCCTTCTTCATCAAGAACCATGTCATTTACAGCAGCAATCAATTCACTCATGTCTTCACCCTTCATCTGTGCCAGACGAATAAATTTGTCCATGGGTTGTCGATCCCAAATCCAAAATTCCAAGGCTTCGCCATATTGTTGGATGATATCCTCATCCGTAATTTCAATTCGGACCAATTGGGGTTTTGCGGCTAGTTGTGTAAGTTTCATCTTTATTTCCTTTAATCTTTTTTTGTTTTGCAAATGTGCAGTGCTGCCATTGCGAATCTCAATCGGGCTGATATCTTTTCAGCATCGCCCTGCAAGCACCTAAGTTCATTTAGGCTCTTGGCTATCTCTGCTTCTAAACTTTGCAACAGGTCTGACCTGCTGTAATCTTGTAAATCTTTCATCCGTTAATCTCCTTGCTAGGTATTTAACGCAATCAAAAAAATAGGAGCAGATTATGCTCCTATTTGGGGGTGGCTCAGTTTAAACTGTGCCGGCAGTCAAGTCACCATTGACACTGATCTGAACGGGACTAACCCACACAGGTGCTGTTGGATTCACTGTGGGTGCCAAGTTTGTAATGAAGCCGGAGCCACTTACATACTTGCTACCAGTCTTGCGACCATTGAAGTAAACTCGGAAGTTAACTTCAACTGCGTCATTGCTCAGGTCAAACAGGCCAGGCACGCCATTTGTGGCTGCGAAGAATGTTGCTGAGTCAATCACCAAGTTGGCGCTGATGCTGTTGCTGGCAGGTGTTGACACTGCCAATTGTGCAAATGTGTCCAACTGTGTCCAGTTGAATACGCCTGCTGCGTTGTTGATAGTCACATCCTGTAAGGCAGGTACGATGTATCCAGAACTTGTTGTGCTAATGCTAGCAGTGCTAAGTTGGATTACCGCATTGTCTGTAGGTGCGCTTACGTTGATATAAGCCATTTTGTTTTCCTTTTATGTTGTTGCTTGGTTCAGTCTAAACTCAAAAGTGTAGATCAGAACATCTTCTTGTTTGTCAACGGTGTAGTCACTTTCGCTTCCGAAATTGACAACCGCAACGGTTGATTTTGTTGCAAGTATCTTTGAAACTGCAGAATCTAACTGACTGGGTGGATTTTTAGCATCGACCGCTAGATACACTTCAGTGATAAGATCATTTTGAAATACTTCACCTCCGTTGAGTGTGGG